CCCCCCGCCTGCGTCAGACGCGGGCCAACATGATCGGCACCGACGACGAGCAGCACTACTGGGATTGCTACGACGCGGCGGCCGCGATCGAACGCCTGCGGCTCACCGACGAGGAGCGGGAGGCGATCTCCAGGGTGTACGATTTGCTGTGCGACCGCTCCCGCGAGCTGCAAAGCGCCACGCGGCTTGACGAGGCTCGCCCGCTGATTCAGTGGGCGAAGACACTGCAAGGTCTGTGGGAGCGGCTTTCCGGTTCGGCGGCGATTTCCGGAGCCGGAAAATCGGCCCCAGCAGCGAACACACCGCCCGAGCCGTCTCCTGTATGCGCTGGTTCTCACGTTGCACTGCACCGCGTCGTCCGCGCGTTGCTGGACGGCGTGAACGCCCGATACGCCAAGAATCCTCGCGAGTGGACTTGCCCGCACATGCAGACCTTGGACGACATGACACAATCGGAGCCGCAGCCCACGCTCACCGACGAGGAGCGGGAGGCCATAGCGTACGGCGTGATGCTGTGTGAGGCGACGGCCGGCTGCGCTAACGAACGGGCTACCATTGACGGGGCCAGCCGTGCGGCGGACGTTCTACGCGGGCTGCTGGAGCGGAACGGTGCAGTAGACGGCCGCGAAACGGTGCGCTAGATAAAGAGTGAAGAGACATGACCTGCCCGATCTGCGACCAGAAGCCAGTGAACTGCGACTGCACTCCAGAGGAGCGGCGGATGCACTCCGAGATCGAAGACTTGGAGGGGCGGGTTCCGCGTTGGATTCCGGCGAGCGAGCGACTGCCGGAAGAGGATCGCCTTGTGCTGTGGTACCGACCAGACGAACGGTGGCCGGTGACCTCCGGGCGGTTTGAGCGTCCGCATCACGTTGATGAAGGCGGCGACCTGTGCGTGCCACTCAGCGAGGGTCGGTACACCCACTGGATGCCGCTCCCGCCGCCGCCGCCCGACCGGCCAGAGGCTATCGCAGCGGGCGATACTGCTACACCGCCCGAGCCTGCGATCCCGCCCGCGTGGCTGTCACGCCCGTACTGGGTCGATCCGGCAGGCGGCCACAGGTACGGGTTCCCGCGCCTCTACGATCCGGCGACGGACGGCGATATGACCGCGTGGCTGATCGCGAGCGGCTACCCGGAGTCGCTGGCGATGCAGGAGCTGGCGTGTACGTTCACGGCCTGCACACAAACTGTCGAAAAGTGACAGTTTCTGTGTCGCCAAAAACCCGCTCTCGCAACACATCACATCTGATATGTCTCCCGTAGCGACACTCCGATACCGACTCCCCGACGAGCAGGGCGAGTTCGACGCCGCCCGGCTGGGCAGCAAGGCACTGATCACCCTGTGGGAGATCGACCAGCGGTGCCGCAGCCTGCTCAAGCACGGCGACCCGACGCCAGAGCAGGCACGGCTGGCGCAGGATATCAGGGCGATGATTGACGGGGAGCTACTCGACACATGAGCGTCCGCGCATTTCTGATGTCTATGGCGATATCGACGGCCCTGCTGGCGGCGATGCTGGTATCGGCCCTGATTTTCCTTAGGGGGTGAATGTGGCGGAGTTCTCCTGGCTCACGGCGGCGACGATTTTCGGCACCTACGTGCTGATTGACATGCTGTACGCCTGGTACGTGATGTGCGTAGCTGGCCGCCACGCCTTCACGGCTGCCTGCCTCACGGCCGTGATCTACAGCCTGCTGGCGTACGGCGTTGTCAGCTACAGCCAGAACATCCTGTACCTGGTCCCTCTGGCCTCAGGTGCGTTTCTCGGCACTTACCTTACAGTGCGCCTTCACCCGGAGAAGCGCTAGGTGGCCGAGAAGGAAGACCCGCTGGCCCGCATCCACCGGGAATACCGCCAGCAATGCAAGGAGTGGGGTACGTACCGGCCGCTAACTGAAAGCCAGATGGCCGGGTTCGCCGTGCGCTGGCGCCAGGAGTCCCAGCGCAAGCTCGAGGCCAGCCAGGCCAAGCCTCAGCGCCGCCGGCCCAATCGCACTGCACGGGAGACATAAATCCCTTAGAAACCAGGAGGCGGTCATGCCAATGCCGAGCAAAAGCCCAGAGGATGGCATTCGCGAGCTGCTGAGGATGCGGCGGCCAGTCGGCATCGACGGAGACGATGCCGCCGAGCCCGTGCCCCTTCCTGCGAGGGAATCCGCCGAGCTTGGGCGCGACCCGTTTGCCTCCGTGCCGCCCAAAGTCAAGCTGCCGCCGATGTACTCCGCCGGGCCGGTGTATGCAGGACTTCGAGATCCGGCGCCGCTGCAAATGCTGGTGCCTGAGGAGTATGTCGAGGGCGTGACGTTTGATCCGCCGTCCAACCGGGAGCGCATCGCAGCGGCGCACCAGAAGCGAATCGCCCAGCAACGCGGCATGGGCCGCTAGGTCCTGGAGGGTCGCGTGGGCTTGTTCGACATGATCGGCGTGGACGGCCGTCGGATTCCGGCCGCTCCGGAGCGCCCAGCCGGCCCCTCGACTGCGCAGCTAGAGGCCGAGCAGGCGGCCCTCTACGAGATGAACCGCCTCAGGGGCGCCGTGCCGCCGGTCCGCTTGCCAGCCGAAGAGGTGGGTGCGCTCCGGGCGTACACGGAATTTCTGCCGGGCATGAGCGTCGATCGGCCCTCCGGGCTGCGGGTGGCGAAGGACGGCCAGACGCTGTACAGGCCGGCCGTGCCGCTTGCTAATCTCATCGACACTCCCGAGCAGGCGGTGTACGGCGCTGCGCCAGGCTACGGCCCGGTCGTGGCCTCCGAGCAGCTGGAGACAGTGTTCGACCGCCTGGAGTCGAATCCCGGCTGGTTCAATGCCAAGCAGTTCGGGCGGGAGGCCGCCAAGTATGCGCAGGAGCGCGGCGGGACGGAGCCGGCTCGGCGCGAGTCGCAGTTCCTGATGTCGCCGGAGCGATACGAGTACATGCAGGCGGGGCCCGGCCGGGCCGTCGACCTGCTCGGGCAACTGCGCGACGACCCTCAGACAGCCCTGCACTTCTGGAACAGGAGCAAGGATGCCAGAACGACCCGGGACGAGTACGGTGATCCGCTGATGCAGGGGGCCGGATCGAACTACGGCAGGTATCAAGGCGCGGGCGCTGGGGCACTCGAGCTGCTCGGAAGCCCGCTGTCGCCGATCGGGCGGTACTTGGGCACCCAGTCGATCGTGCCGGCGGCTCTTGCCCACGACACTCGCGGATACCCGGGCGGTGCGCGAGACACGCTCGGCATCGCCTATGCGGCGGACCTGGCCAAGCAGCGCTACCGCACCGGCGAAAACCCAATCCTTGACGTGCCCGAGCGATTGCCTGGCGAGAGCGAGGCCGATCGTGCCGACCGCTGGCGCCGCCGCGAGTCGGAGGTCGTGGGTGACATCGTGGCAATGACACCGCCGGATGCGGCGGAGATGTCCCGGAACACCTTTGGGGCGGGCACGCCAGAGGTTTCCGGCCGCGTCCTGGAAACGCTGATGGGCTTTGCCGACGCCACCGCTCCCGTCAGCCTCGCCTCCGCAGCGAAGGCGGCTCCGGGAGCCTGGCTGGCCAAAGAAGCCACCCGAGCTGTCTCTCGCTCCACCGGCTTGCCGATGAGCGCTGCCCGGGCGCAGATGGCAAGGGCTGCCCGGGCGCTGCCCGAGACCGGAATGCTTGGCCAGGGCGCTCGGGTAGCCGGCTACAGGGGCGTGCCGGCAGCGGCTTACGCTGAGCAGCTGCGGCGCCCGGGCCTGACCAACTTCCTTCCTGGAGCTTCGGGGAGAGTCGCCAGAGAGGACCTGTTGCCTGACATGGGCGTCGAGGCCGCGATTAGCTCCACTCTGACACAGCCGCAGCGAACGTGGGGGCAGTTCCTGACCGACCCGGCCATGGACATGCCGGAGAGCGAGTACCAGCAGATCCTGGCCGACAGGCGAGCCGCCGCAGAAGACGCTGCGAAGCGCACTGAACTGGCCACCTGGCAGAACCCCAACGAGATCTGGAACGAGTTCAGCAAGGCGCAAGGCCAGCTCGAGGTTCCTTCGTGGGCGCAAGGCGCGATGCGTGCAGCGCCCGACTCTCTGCGGCGCAAAGTCGCGCGCTAAGGTGGCCGGGCGTACACTGGACGCCAGCGCCCCATAAACCATTACGGAGTTCCGCCATGAGCGAAGAGACCGTTCTCGATGCTTCCACTGCCGACGTCACTGCAAGCCCGGCAGAGGGCCAGTCGCCTGCAAGCGAGCCGGCGGCGGGCGGTTCCGGCAGTGCCGACATCTGGTCCTCCTTTCGCTCTCTGCCTGACTTCCAGGGGCAAGACGACACTCAAATTGCTGGCCGCCTGTACGCGTCGATGGAGCGAGAAAAAGCGGCAACAAAAGCTCTCCAGCAGTACCAGCAGCTCATCCCGTACGCGCAGGAATACCTGACCCACCGCGATTCGTTCGACCAGTGGCGGCAGCACCAGAGCCGCGCCCAGCAGGCCCCTGCCCCCCAGGCAGCTCCGGCCTCGCCGCCTGAGCAGCACAAGTGGTGGAACCCTCCGGAAGTCCGCGACGCCGACCGGCGCTACCTGGTGAAGGACCCGAACGGCCGGGATGCCATCGCTGAGGATGCGCCGCTCCACGTGCGCGAGCGACTGCTCGAGTACATGCAGTACCGGGCCGACTTTGCCCAGAAGTTCCTCTCGGACCCGCAGGCTGCGCTCGGCCCGATGGTGGAGCAAGTGGCCGCCGACCGGGCCAGGGAAATCGTCCAGGAGCAAATCCGCGAGGTCAGCGAGGCCAGCTACGTCTCGACCCTAGAGCAGCAGAACCGCGACTGGCTCTACGAACAGGACGGCAAGACGCCGTCGCGCGAAGGGCTGATGATTCAGAAGTACATCAATCAGGCCTCTCAGGCGGGCTACGGCACGCCGCAGGAACGCTGGCAGTTCGCCTGCGACATGGTCGAGCGCGACCTGCTTCGCGAGGTCGTTGAGCAGCGCCAGGCTGCTGCTTCGCGCCCTGCTGCGTTCGCTCCATCAGCGCCTGCGACTGCTCCATCTGCACCTCTGCAGGCAGCGCCGGCCCAAAATCGCGCCGAGAAGGACATAGAATATTTGAGAAGGGAAGCGAGCAGAAACCCAAGCAGGTCAGGACCTCCTTCGGATCCTCGAGTCCCTAAGGCTCCCATGACTTTCGAGCAACGTCTCCGGGCCCAGATGGCCCGGGACGGAATCGAGTGAAAGGTAAACCATGCCGTCGAGCACTGACTGGGCGAGGACAATTGGGACGACGCTGGTCACGCACCTCAAGGAAGAGGAGCAGACCACCTTCCGGAAGTTCAAGGTCTTCGCCGCCCTGGAGGCAAATGGCAAGGTTGCCATGAACCAGGGAGGTCGGGGCTTCGACTGGCAGGTGCGCTATCGCAACCAGCCTGTCACCTCGAATAACGGTGAGTCGCCGCGCGTCTTCGCGCGCCACAACCTGTGGCAGCGCGCCTACCTGCCCTATCGCGGCTACACCGTGACGGACCAGGTAACCAAGCGCGAGATGCTCGAGAATCGCGGCGCACAGGCGCTGATCGACGTCGCTGGCAAGATGGCGAGCCGGCTTCAGGAGTCGATGCAGGAGCACCTGAGCAAGGAGATCTACATCGACGGGAATGCGACCGGGAATGACAACCGGTGGCATGGCCTCGAGAGCATTTTCGCCATCAACGGCACGGTCAATGTCGGGACGGGTGCGCAGCGGACCGCCAACGCCGCCGACCCGTTCGGCTTCCCGGCCGATGAGTATGCCGGCCTGAATACCGGACTGGGCTACATCGCCGGCTCGCAGCTCGCGACTGGCTCGTGGCCGTACGTCGCCGTCGATCCTGAGTACGACTACTACTCTCCCATCGTGTGCAACTACACGAGCACCTACTTCGGCGGTGCGACGGCGACCTGGAAGGATCAGTGCGTCGAGGCGATTCGCGAGGCGGTCCATCACGCCAAGCGGAATGACACGCGCGAGAACCAGATCGACATGATCCTTCTCGACCGGACGCTCTACATCCAGTTCCTCAACCGGCTCGACAGCCGGGAACGGGCGATCGTGACCAAGTCGTCCGGCCTTCGGTCCTACGGCTTCGGCGACGTCGTCGAAATCGACGGCATCGAGGTCTCGACTGAATACGCCGTGCCGTCAGGCGTGGGCTATGGTCTCTCCATCGGCAACATGGAGATGAAGTGCATGGAATCGCAACTGATGGTCGCGGAGGGCCCCTACTACAACGAGGAGCTCCAGTCCCATCGGTATGCGGTCTCCGTCCTGGCCAACATCAAGATGAAGAGCCCGCGCAACTTCGTGAAGTGGCAGGCCATCGCCTGATCTCAAGGAAAGGAAAGCATGAGCACCCTGACTGCTGATCCCGGATTCGCTCGCGGCCAAACGCTGGGCATTACCAACACGAACGTCTATGACGCTCAGGTTGGTGATGGCTCCCATCTGCTGGGCGTCCGCAAGACCTTCCGGGACGAGAATCCCAAGACCGGCGCTCTCCTGAGCAACCACACGGTGGACTGCATCTGCGTCAAGAACACCAGCGGCTCGGCGATCCTGCCGGGCGCGGTGGTCAAGTTCGATGCCGATGCCATCCTCACGGAGGTGGACGGCGGCGCTGTCGCTGCCACCCTGCTTATGGGCGTGGCGGACGAATACCTCCCGTCGGCCGGTGTGCCGAACAACGAGGTGTTCTGGGTGGTGGTGAGCGGGCCCTCGACGGTCACCAAGACGGCGACCAGCGTGTCGGCAGGGGCCGCCTACGGCCCGTCGGCGACCGCTGGGTCGGCTGCTGCGCAGGGCTCCAACGCCCTGCTTGGGTTTGCCATCGCGACCAGCGCCACGACCTCCGGCCGGGTGCTAGTCAAGACGGCGGCCGGATTCTGAGTCGGGTCGAGCTGCAACGATCTGCGGGGGCGGGTGCGGCATACAGCCTCACCCGCCCCCTGTGGTTTTATGGTATGCTGTACGGCTGAACAGCATGGATGCGCAGCAGGCCAAGACGTGCAAGGATTGCGGGAAAAACCTGCCGGCCTCGACGCTGCACTTCCGCAAGCGGAAGGATGGCTCTCTCGACATTCGCTGCCTGGTCTGCCGGCGGTCAAAGCTGCGAGGGAAGCGCAAAAAAGAGGACGCCCGCTCCCTCCGGGACATCGAGGTGGGCGCAGTCGCCAGCTTCATGACGGCGGCCACGACCGGCGGGGAGAGCATTCCGCACAGCTGCGAGGTCCTGGAGCGGCTGATGGAGTACTTCGGGGGCGTCAGCGGATTCACCTCGCTCCTGGTCAAGCAGTACTTCGACAGCCCGGCCGGCGGAGCCACCCGCACCAAGATGCTGGACTCCGTCCTGCGGCTGGTGGTGAAAAACACCGACCAGGGTGGAGCCAAGAAGCCGATGGGCCAGTGGACAGACGACGAGCTGGAGTCCGAGCTGGACGGCCGGCTGCGCGCCCTGGCGGCGCAGTTTCAGGGGAGGATCGTTGATGGCACGCTCTCGCAGGAAGAAGCCGCAGGCCCCGCCACCGCTGCCGTCCGTCGCGAAGCTCAGCGGCTTCCAGGCCCAGCAGCTGAAGGAAATCCAGGCCGAGCTGGCCGACCGAAGAGTCGAGGCCCTAAAGCTGTACGAACCGACGCCCCTGCAGGCGGAGATGCACGCCTGCCGGGCGAGTGAGGTGATCGTGCTGGGCGGTAATCGCTCCGGCAAGTCCTTGTCCACGTTTGTCGAGGACGCCCGCGCCGTCACTGGCAACGACCCGCACAAGAAGTACCCCGAGCGGGACGGCAATCTGGTGATCATTGGCCGGGACTGGAAGCACATCGGCATGGTGGTCTATCCCATGCTGTTCCGGGCTGGCGCCTTCAAGATGATCAAGGACGAGAAGACGGGGGCCTGGCGGGCATACAACCCGGCCCGCGACAAGGCCCGAGCCGCAGAGGCCAAGCTGGCGCCTCCCCTGATCCCGCCGCGCATGGTCAAGAAGATCAGCTGGCTGCTCAAGAGCGCCCGTTACGTCCAGAGCGCCGAGCTGACTAACGGCTGGACGATCTACTTCTTCAGCTCCGAAGGCGAGCCCCCGCAGGGCTTTCAGGCCGACCGCGTCCACATCGACGAGGACTTGGCGTCAGAGGCCTGGCTTCCGGAAATGCAGGCCCGGCTGGCGGACCGCAAGGGGCGGCTGTGCTGGAGCGCGATGCCCCACAGCAAGAATGACTCGCTGGCCGGCCTGTCAGAGCGCGCCGACAACGCCGTCCAGGCCGGCAACCCCAACCCGGACATCGTCAAGTTCGTCCTCCGGTTCCTCGACAATCCCCATATTGACGAGGACGAGAAGCGCAAGAATATCGAGCGCTGGTCGGCGCTGGGCGAGGACGTGCTGCGGATGCGCAGTGAGGGCGAGTTCGTCACGGACTCGATCCTCTGCTACCCCACCTTCACCATGGCGGTCCATGGGTACGAGCGGTCGGAGCTACCCAAGAACGTCGTCCCGGACGACTGGACCCGCTATGCCGCTATCGACCCGGGTCACGTTGTGACATCGGTCATCTTTGGGGCCGTTCCGCCCGACGAGTCGATGCTCCTGGTCTACGACCAGCTCTACATCCGGCAGTGCAATGCCGTGATCTTCGGAGAAAAGTTCGCCGAGAAGACGAAGGGGCAGTCCTTCCACGCCTTCATCATTGACATGCACGGCGGGCGGATCCGGGAAATCGGCTCAGGCCGCCTCCCGGTCGAGCTGTACACCGAGCAGCTCCGCCAGCGCAATGTCGCTAGTGCTGTCACTGGCAGCAGTTTTCTTGCGGGCTGTGATGACATTCAGGCCCGGATGGCGGCCACCCAGAGCTACATGCACATCCGCCCGGAGGGTACGCCACAGCTGCGCATCCTGCGGGGCGCTGTGCCCGACCTGGAGCGAGAGATCAAGCGCTACAAGAAGAAGGTGAACTACCTGGCCGGCACCTACGTGGTCACTGACGAGCCGAACACGCGCGGCGAGGTCCACGCCTGCCAGTGCCTCGAGTATCTCTGCGCTTACCGGCCCAGATACCACAAGCCTAAGGTCGCGCTTGCAGAAGAGCCCTGGTACGTTGAGTGGAAGCGCCGGCGAGCTAAGCGACTCGGCGGAGAAGGCTTCGTCTATCTGGGTCCAACAACGGGAGTTCCTCATGGTCATTGACTACGCGCCGCCGACCGTCCGTCTCGGAGACACCGTCTACTGGTATCAGGATCCGGCCACGCTGGCCGAGCCGCAGCTGGGCTGGGTGTGCGCCCGCCCGGGCAGCGTGACGGTCACTCTGCTGGTGTTCGCTCCCGGAGTGGGCTTCGTGGAGAAGCCGAGCGTGCGCTACAAGGACGATCCGGGCCTGAAGGAGAACCCGGCCTGGCGCTCATGGGGATGCTGGGACTTCAGCGAAGCGCACAAGGACCTGGCCCGCACCCAGCACGTAGCCACCCAGATGGCCATTTCCCACGAGCGCAAGGCGAAAACCGATGGCGGCAAATGACACCGGCGAAGACGTCCTGAAGGCCATTTCTTCCGGCTGGCTCAAGAAGATTGAGCTGGGCCTGAAGCACAAGCGCCCCTTTTCGCAGGACGCCCGCGAAGCCATGGACTTCTTCGATGGCCCGCACAACTGGTTTTGGAAGGAGGAGTACTCCCGGAGCGAGTACGGCTACAACCGCTCCATCTCTCCGCCGGGATTCCGGATGCAGCTAAACCGCGTGTTTGAGGTAGTCAAGCTGTTCGCCAGCGTGATCTACCACCGCAACCCGGTCCGGCAGGTTTCGCCCAAGAGCTTCCCGGAAGTCCCTCCGGAGGCGCTGGGGTTGGATCCCAACAACCCGGAGGTGGTGCAGCAGTTCCAGATGGCCCTTGAGGAGACGGCTACGCGCGATCAGATCCGGCGGGTCGTGGCCTCGCTCCTGTCGGCCTACCTGAACTACACACCGAACGAGCTGGGGCTGAAGACCCACAGCCGGCGGGCCGTCGACGAGTCGATCATCAAAGGCGGCGGGGTCTGGTGGACGGAGCTGGTGACCGATCCCGGCAACCAGCTGCGCTCGGTGGGGAGCTTTGCGGACTCGGTGGACAACCTGGTCCTGGATCCCGACGCCACCGAGATCGAGGACATCACCTGGTGCGCCCGCAAGTGCGTGCACCCCATTGACGTCGTGGCGCGCCAATACGGCGTCGACCCGGAGCTGCTGCGCGGCAACCTCGAGGGCCGGACGTCCGCCCCGCTCGAGGACGCCTACGCAGACCGCCGGGCAGGCGACGATAAGGGCACGGGCCGCCGGGTCGGCAAGACCAACGACCTGATGACCTACTGGAAGGTCTGGAGCAAGACCGGCTTCGGCGACCGGCTCAAGGACGCCCCGAAGGAAAAGCGCGGCTTCTTCGATGCCGTCGGAGAAAACGCCTACATCGTGGTGGCGGACGGCGTGCCGTTTCCGCTCAACGTCGCGCCAGACATGCTGGCCGAGCAGGTAGATGAGGCAACCGGCCTGCCGGAGTCCATGTTCCGGGCCGTGCAGTGGCCGATCCCCTACTGGGCCGAAAGCAACGGCTGGCCCTTCACGATGCTGGCCTTCCACCGCAAGCCCGGCTACGTCTGGCCGGTGAGCCACATCAAGCCGGGCATTCCCGAGCTGCGCTTCCTGTGCTGGGCGTTTTCCTTCCTGGCGCAGCGCGTGGCCGTAAGCTGCGAGACCCTGATTGGCGTGTCGAAGGCCGCCGACCAGGACATCAAGGACCAGATCCTGTCGCAGTCGCAGGGCGGGTTCAAGATCGTGGAGCTGAGCGAGATTCTGGGGCGCAGCGTGTCCGACGTGATCTCGGTGTTCCAGCTGCCCAACGCCACCAACGAGATCTGGAACGTCATCAGCGCCGTCACGGACATGCTCGAGAAGCGGCTGGGCCTGACAGAGCTGGTCTACGGCATGACCAATACCCAGATCAGATCAGCCACAGAGGCTAACGTCCGCGCCGAGCAGATCAGCATCCGCCCGGACGACATGGCCGAGTGCGTCGAGAATGCCATGACAGAGCTGGCTCGCAAGGAGGCCCTGGCGGCCCGGTGGCTGCTGACGCCGCAGGACGTGGCTCCCATTGTGGGCCCGCTTGGCGCGGTGGCGTGGGAGCAGCACGTCATGGCAATGGAGCCCATCCAGGTCGCCCGGGAGTACGAATACCGGATCGAGTCTGGCAGCGCCCGGAAGCCCAACAAGGCTACCCGGGCGGAGCAAATGCAGGCGGCCCTGCAGAATCTGGGGCCGGTCCTGAGCGGCCTGATCGGCTCCGGGATCGTGGATCCGTTCAACGCCCTCGTCAAAGACTGGGCCGACTCGCTGGACCTGGATGCCACGCCCTACCTGGTGCCGCCTCCCCCTCCACCACCTCCACCCCCAGAAATGATGCCGCCAGGCGCGCCGCCGCCAGAGGGACTACCGCCGGATGGCATGCCCCCAGAGGCCGTTCCGCAGCTCCCGCCGGAGATGATGGCATGAGCGACCTCCCATACGACATCTCCGTAGCGGGCCCGGACGTCCAGGCGCACTACCGCAAGCTCGTCAGCGCCGGCCAGACCCCGCGCTTCGCCGAAATGGCCGCCTTGCAGCAGCCACCCGGCACGCGAGGCACGGACAGGGCCTTCATGCAGGGCCGCCTCAATAACCAGCAGTTCGCCGACATGAACAGCCCGCTGGCCCAGCGGATGCTCCGCGAGGCCAAAGCCGCCGGAATCTCCACCAGCGGCCGGTTCTACATGGGCGGCCTGGCCGACAAGCGCGCACACCTGGATCCAAAGGCGTGGGTCGACAGCGTGGCGGACATAAAGAAGGTGGCGCAGGAGCGCGACCTGCACGTGCAGGGCATCGTCGAATACACCCCGCCCGAGAAGCCGCCCAAGAAGAGTGTCGACATTGCCCCCGACATCCTCCGGGAGCAGGTCCGCAAGGAGATCAAGGCCAACCCCTCGCTCAAGCGCCAGGACGCGATCGAGCGGGTCAAGGACCGAATTGTTCCCCACTGGAAGCGCAAGGCTAGGTAGACCGTGCAAGACAAGGACTTCAAGGCCGACATCCACAGCAGGACGGCGGCAGACTGGACGCTAGAGAATCCCTTCCTCCCCAAGAATGACCTTGGCGTCGAGATGGATACCGGCCGCATGAAGCTCGGAGTGGGCCAGCGATGGGCGTCCACGAATCACCTTCCGCCGCCCGGGTTCGTGGGCTTCACGAACATCGTCGCCCTGACGCAGGCGGCGTACACCGCACTCGCCGTGAAAGACCCCCAGACCCTCTACATCATCACCTAGCATGGCTGCGGCAGTCGGCACAACCAGCGTCCTTTTTCGCGTCGGCAGCGGCTCGCCGTCGAAGGTGTTCCTGGGCAGCGCGTCGGTGCAGAGCGTGCCAGGCGCGCCGGAAATGATCGAATGCTGTGCCGATGTCAACTCGCTGGTGGTGTTCTACCCGCCCACTGACGGTGGCTCCCCTATCTTGGATTATGAAGTCTGGGTCGATAACGCACCGCTGGACGACTACGCCCAAGGCGCCGTTGTCACCGGCCCCGTGTACGACCCTAACTCTCCTGCTGGCTCGCTGACAATCACCGTTGAGGGCGAGTCCTTCGACGGCCTGGATGTGTCGGTGCGCGCCCGCAATGCTATCGGCTACGGCCCGCTGGCCGCTGACATTGTCGGCCAAGTCTGCTAACGGCTTCACATCACCCTACTCTTGCGACATTCACCATGCCGATGAATCCGAGACTCCTGCGTCCGACCGCCAGCGGATTCAATCCCCGCCAGATCAGCGGTCTAGCCCTCTGGCTGGACGGTGCGGACGCCTCGTCGCTGTACACCACCGACGCGGGGCCGGTGACGGCAGTGGCGAGCCCGCTGGAGATCAGCGGGTGTGCGTTGTGGCTGGATGCAAGTGATGCGGGGAGCATCACAGAGTCTGGCGGGCTGGTGAGCCAGTGGGCCGACAAGAGCGGCAATAGCCGCCACGCAACGGCCAGCACTACCGCACGGCCAACGACAGGGACGAGGACTGTTGGCGGCAGGAACGCTCTTGATTTTGACGGGGCTGCCAACTCAATGGCGACCGGCGGGTCGGCGTTCCCCACCGCTGCAACGCACACGGTGTTCCTTGTCTACCAACTGGACACCGCATCGCAATCGCGGACGAGTGTTCTCTTGACGGCGGCAACGATTGCTCACCAAGAAATCCGCGTGGCGGGATTCGGGTCAACCGCGATCAACTATATGTTCAACAACAATCTTGGGACTTCGATGACTTCATCCGTCATCGGGCTTGGTCCCGTTGTTTTTTCGGCTCGGGAAGCATCAGCGTCGATGCGATCTGCTGGGGCGGGCGTGGTGTCTGCCACCAGCGGGAGCGCGGCTGCGTGGAGTTCCGGCTCAATGCTCATCGGCAGCCGCACGGCTGGCAACTTTGTCGATGGCCTGCTCTGCGAAATCATCATCTATCCGACAACGCTCACTGATTCGCAGACCGCATCCGTCGAAGCCTACCTCGCCGCCAAGTGGGGCATCTCTGGCGTCCACGCCCCCGCCACCGCGACCAGCGATCCGGTGGGGTACTGGGGCGACAAGTCAGGAACCGGGCATTTCTCTCAGGCTGTCGCGACGGCGAGGCCGGTTGTTGGAAGCCAGAATGGCCGGAAAACAGTTGCGCTTGATGGCGTGAATGATTTCATGACCGCCGTCAATCCGTTGCCTACATCGATGCCGCTGACGTTTTTTGTTGCCCAGAGGATCGTCGCTGGCACATCGTTTGGGATGACGTACACAATGGCGACAGAGTTCAACGTTCGGCAAGCCGGTGGGGGTGGCGTTCTTTCGATCATTCCCGGCACTGCCATCACAGGAACGTCCCGCACTGGTTCAAGCGACATTCTGTCGATTACCTATCCATCCAGTGGCAGCAATACATTTTTTGTTAACGGCGCCCGTTTTCCTCTGGAGGATACAGGCACGCGGCCAGGGCTGACGGGCACACACGCGATTGGTGTCCGGCGGGCTACGGACGGGACGCTTACGTTTTACGCCAACGTGCAAGTGGCAGAGATACTTGCCTACAACGCCGCCTTGACAGCCTCGCAGCGGCAGCAAGTGGAACGCTACCTCGCCGCCAAGTGGGGCATCACCCTCGCCCCGCAGGTCGCTGACGCCGATGCGCAGGCGTGGGTGAGCCGCGTCTACGCCGCTGGCTCTACGGTGTCGCAGCCGGTCGCTGACGCCGTCAATGACTTCGTTGTGGGCTGCAAGGCAGACGGCATCTGGGATGCGATCAAGGCGTCCTGCATCCTGGCGGGTGCGGACACGCTGGCTGGGGCGTTGGTGCCTCTGAAGGGTGCCGCGCCGACGAATAACGGGCCATTCGTCAGCGGCGACTACAACCGCAAGACGGGGCTGGTGGGCAATGCCTCCAGCAAGCACCTTGCGTCAGGATTCTTTACGGACTCGCTGACGGTAGGAAATGGTCATCTGGCGGTTTACGCATCCACCGGCATGGGGGCCAGCGAAACAGCCATCGGCGCGAACGCAGGGGGCGGCGGGCTTATTATTCGCAACCTGTCTGGCAACATTGGCGTCCGGCTTTTTACCGGCGCGGACGGCGGGCCGTCGTCCGTTGGTGGGGCTACTGGATTTATCGGCGCGGCGAGGCCAGGAAGTCCTGAGTATTCCGTGCGGGCGAACGGCACCACTACGACGCACGGCGGGCTGATTAGCGGACTCAGTTCCAATCAAAACATCTCAGTTTTTGCGCTGAACAATGCTGGCGCAATCGCGGCGCGAACCGCTGCCCGGCTGGCGTTCTACTCCATTGGGGACAGCCTGAATCTTACGCAGTTGGACTCGCGTGTCTCGGCCCTCATCACCGCCATTGGAGCGGCCCTTGTCCCGCAAGTCTCCAACGCCGATGCCCAGGATTGGCTGAACCGCGTGTATGACAACGGCGGCACCGTCAGCACCAGCACTGCGGCGG